AGTAGCTATTGAGCCTAGCTTCTTCTTCTTTCTTATCAAGTATAGAAGAAAAATCTAAAACTTTACTCATAGTACTATACCAAAGTAACCTAGTATAGCTGTACCAATGTAAACAGTAAGTACTGCATTTAAGCAGAATCCAAGGGTAACTCCAATAAACTTTGCAATTAGATTACCCGTAGTTTTATCTTTACTCATTTTCTAACTCCAATAACATAATTTCCTTTACAAGGTCTCGTTCAAGATCCCCCGTGCCACCAACATACTTTAGTACCTGTGGGACACTATTTGTATTAAGCTCCTCTGAAAGAAACTTTGACCAAGCAAGTTTCCTAACTGGCTCTAGCTCATCAATATTTTGTTTAATATATAGAGCCTCTTTTTCTTTCAGCATTTCTTCTGCCTTTATACAACCTGGACAGTTACTAGTTCCAATAATAATATACATTTTTATCTCTCTCTATGATTTATTCTTTTCAATAGTGTTCATTATCTCTTGACACTTTTCGTCAGAATAAGTAGACCACATTCTAATATCGTCTTGATGTCTACCACAGCTTTTGCAGTAGACACCATCAAGTTTACACTCTTTTATACATGGAGAAGGTTTCTTAATCTTCCAAAACTCTTTAGATCTCACAGCCACCTGCCGTACAAGCTAGGGTTTGAGCACCCTCTGTGTTATCCTCTTTTTCATACTCAGAAAGTTTAGAGAAATCTACTTTAGGCATACTTGCAACAGCATCAAAGAATTCAACCTTTGTACAAGGCTGATAAGGTGCTTGAGCATAAGTATGTTCTGAGTAAGGGAGGAAGCTAACACCTGTGATGTAATCAAAGTTCTTATAACACCAATTACCCACTTCCATCCACTCATCTTCTTTAACGTATACAGTTACACTTACAGAGTGTTCTGACCAGTGTTTCTGAAATACCAACCAGTTTTCGAGTTGCTCAATAGCTGTCTGTTCATTTGCTAAAGTAGCACCCTCTGGTGATTTAATTGGGAAAGAAAAGATTGTAGTTTTATTAGGATTCATTTGATCTGGTTCATTTGGAACACCTGAATCTTTCATAAAGGTTGTTAGTGGATCGTTGTTGGCCTGTCTAACAGTTCGAATATAGTAGGGGCTAAAGCGACCATGTATGCCGCTACTAGAATCAACCAACTGACTAACAGTGCCGCTAGGCTTGATAGTAGTGATTGCAGTAGCAGGGTTAATGTTAAGTTTTTCGGAGTATTCAATATTGACCTCTTGAGCATGTGCCTTAAGTCTCTCTAACATCTTAGGGTCAGGATTACGAAGGATCTTACAATCTTGGATGCCTGTTAAAGATACACCTAAAAGGCGCTCTTCTTCGCAATTCTTTTGCCAGATCTTACGAACATATTTAAACTCAGTAAGCGATGCTTGTAGTGTACCAAGAATAGTAGCAAGGCCAATCTTACGCTTAAGATCCTCTTCTGTGTCATCAACACGACATACAACCTCTGACAAGTTACAGAGTTGTCCACTACGAAGTTGAATTTCTGCGCAGGGGTTTGTACCTACTAGCAATTCAGAGTCACGGCGTTCCGGGGCAAGTGACTTAGCGCCAGCCCGATTAAAGATACCCCGTTCACCTGAACCTGACTTCATGAGAGCCACCCACTCATCCATAAACACAGCCATAGATGGTTTTTGTTCATAAGAGGCTGAGTTATTAGCTAGAGCACGATGAGGGGTTGTTTCCCACCAACGACCAGATTTAGCATCCCGTACTTCGGGATCACCAAGATCAGATAAAGAAATAAGTGCAGAGCGGCGTACACCACCTACAACCACTACTTCCGCAATCTTACATACAATGTCATGTACTTCAATAGAGCGGAGCTTACGACCTGCGGCATTCTTAAAGGTATTTGTAACGAAATTTAGCAGATCTTTCAGAGGAGCTGGACCAGAGGCACGACCTCCCATTGTTTTAAGACGAGCACCCTCTGGGCGAATTTTAGAATAATCCCAAGTATGGGTATTGCCAAGATATAGTTCAGCGATTAGTTTGCGCAAGGCCTTGGCCCAACCTTCCGCAGAGTCTTCAATCGTAATTGTACGCTCACTTTGAGTGAAGGTATCGTTAATAATAGGGAGCTTATTTACATATTTAGCTTCTGCTGAAAACCCTACACCTGTACCTGACATAAGTATGTATAAGATTTCATCAAAAACTCGAATATGATCTACTGCTGCAAAGCTACAGTTATATCCTCGAAAAGGGTTTTGGGCTAGTGCATCACCAGCGGCCCACATTGCTCTCATAGAGGGCATTACTTCCCTGTTGTAAACTGCGCCTTTAAGTTGCTCAAATTCTTGGCTCGTAATAGTATTATCGCTAACACGAGTTTCCCAGAAACTGATCAATCGGTCTACAGTCTCTGCCCAAGTTTCACGACGACCTTCGGCCTCTAGATAACGTGAGTAGCGTGACAAGTGGATGAATGATTCATAGGGTGTCATTAGTTTTCCTTAGTCTTTTTTGTTATAGTTAAACGGAGTATTTTTAAAAACTTCTTCTGCGATATCTTCAGACACTTCTGTTACTTCTACAGCAGCATCCATAACAACATCTGCTACTGATTGAACTGGGGTTCCTGCCCAGAGTTTCTTTAGTTTACTTACTTCTGCCTTAGTAAACTTCTTACGGACATCTCGATCTTTAAAAAATGAATCTAGTTGTTCTTTAGATTTAATTGCATCTTTAAGAAATGAATCGTAGTAGGCTTGTGCTTTATTAGTCATTAGTGTAATGTCTCCTTAATTCCATAAAGGTTGTTAAAAAATGTGTCAGCATAGTGATACAACATTTCATAGTGTTCTTCGTCTTCAGGGGCAACGTCATTAAATTCATCGCATAACCCCTGAAGATAGTCTTGTATATTAGGGTTCAACTCGTCTATATCTCCAGCAGAATCAATAAGCTGGTATATTATTGAGAGTAATACTAAGTGTCTTTCATCTAGTTTTCCATACACTAGACTCTCCTAAACTGTTCTTCGTTATCTTCTGAGAATATGTGATTGCTCTTTTGTAGGCGACCACTGTCAAAGTCATAACTAAGGTTGCCAGACGGGCCTGTAAGGCCTGTGTAGCGACACTTTAATACTTTTGTTTTGATAGTGTTTCTGACTTCGTCTTTATCAGAGCCAACATCTCTTGCAAAAGCAATAATATCATGACTAATTTGTTTAATAGAGCCAGAGCCCCTGATGTCATCCATTGATGGAAGTTTACCTTCTTCAAAAGACTTTCCTTTATTGTCTGTTTTACGAAGGTGGCTAATTAAACCAATCCACACGTTATGCTTCTTAACAAGACGTAAGAGATCGTTCATGATTTTATCAATAGCTTCGTTACCACTTAATCCCTCTGCACCTTCAGATGCCAGAATAGTAATGTGATCTACAAATAAATATTTGCAACCACTAAGGCACATATACTCAAGGAAGTCCATAATAGAACCGTCAGAAAGGCTTCCTTGATGGTCCAAGACCATAACTCTATCAGTTCCAAAGACTTTGTCAAAGCCCGGTTTAAGTACTTCAAGACTAAGCTCCTCTTTTGCTGGGTTTTTGTTAATAGCCATACCTGCCATTTTACGAGCAGTTTCTGCGGGAGATTCTTCGAGGGAAATAATGCCAACCTTTTCTTCTGTATGATCTAACAGATTGAAAGCAATTTCCCTTAGCAGAGTTGACTTACCAGAGCCTGTGCCTGAAGTCCAAAGAGTAATCTCGCCGAAGCGCATACCCTTTAGTTTATCATTTAAGCCAGACATAAACTCTGGGTAAGGTACGGACTCTAATTCATTATAACTCTCAAGTTGATCCCATAACTCTTCTTTGGTTAGAATTCCGGCTGGAGTATATTCAGTAGAGTTCCAAATAGTTTTTAGTACTTCGTCTGGTGTCTTTAGCCATAAGTCAGATGCATCGTTTTCTGCGCAGGAAACTACCTTAACTTTATCGTAGCCGATAATTCTTGCAGCTTCTTTAGTCGCTTTCTTACCGTTTTCATCGTTATCAAACCAAATAACAACCTCATCAAATTGACGAATCCAGTCACGCTCTTCAATTAAGTCTTTTGTACTAGTAGAAGACCTTAAAGACACAACAGGGTAAAAGGTTTTGTATTTGATATAATTGGCAGTTTGAACCGCCATAGCATCAAGTTCACCTTCGGTAATAACTAACCGCTTACCTCCGTTATAGAGGCTTTGTCCAAAGAGACCACATCCAACTTTACCAACGTTAGCCTTAAAGTTTTTAGGAAGTTCTCTTACCTTATAACCCGTAATAGTATGTCCGCCTGTAGTATAGGGGTAATAATGAGTATCTATCTGACCCTCAATATCATAAGAGACTTTGACTTTATAGTGTTCGGCAATTTGTTTATGGATGTTTCGTTCTTTAAATCCTCGTATTGGGTAATCGTCTCGTACTTCTGAGATAGATGGCCCATAGTAAGGCTTATGTGTAGTATCATTCATAGTTTGCCTTTCTTCTATTAATCCTTTTGTAGACTTTCTACAAGAGAAACAAAAGGTAGAATTATCTTCATAGATTTGTTTGGCATCACTACTACCACAATCATCGCATGGTTGATTTCTAATTGCTATCCGGCCCATCATCATCCCTCATTGTTAACTCTGCTACAAACTTACTCATTTCTTGAGTAAAAAAGAAAAACACTAAAGTAACAATAGGAATCATGAGCTCAGTCATGAAAAGTAAATCGAGTAATTGTAATCCCATCGCAATCATACCAGAGCACCAGAGTGCAGGTGAAATAGGGGAAATTCTCATGTAATATACCTCTTCTTGATTTTATTAACAAAACTCTTAGTTCGCTTACTAGGATGTTCTTTAGGAACAAACCTAATTGCAGCAATTTGTCTGTTATAAAACCGTGGGGTTTCTTGATCAGAAAGATACTCTGTCATTGATTCTGCTAACATTTGTACGTAGGCTTCAGCATAGTATAGACCACCTTTTGTTTTATAAAGATCTATTATTTCAAAGGAAAAGTTGTTCTTCCCATACTTAATAATATCTTTATTCAATGCAGTAGAAGACCCTGTATAAGTTTTCCATGCCATTGGTTTTCCATAAGTTCTAGACTTTCTCTTACCGCCATGCCATAGTTGTTTCTTACCAATGTAGAATTGATTTGTTGTCTTGTTTTCAATACAATAAACAAAACCAAACCATTGATCCGTATCAAACTTATAAGGATATTCCCAATGGCCTAACTCATTCCGAGATAGCATCATAGTAAAATCCCTTATCAATAGTAAAGTGGTCATTTATATAGCGCCAAATGTGAAGTAACTTTCCGTTTATCAACATGTGGTCCAAACCATCTTTTCCGTAATAGTGATTATACGCCTTACATACAACTGCTTTCCTTTCATTTTCAGTACTAGCGTTAGTAAGCATTATTTCTGCTTTCTTAGGTCCAATACCGGGTAGCCCTGGGATGTTATCTACTGCATCACCCATCAACAACTGTTTCCAATAAAAGTAGTCAGCCCAATCTTCAGAGACCTCATAAAACTCTCCTTTTCGTGGGTTAAAGTGTTTTCCGGGGATACAATCCAGATCTTTGTCAACAGTAACAACACAACGATTAATGCCAGCCTTATCAAGTTCTAGGCTCCAAATACGAATCATATCATCTGCTTCACAGTTGTCTGTTAAAACACAACCATCATAATAATCAACTGTCCAAGACTTCAAGTCATTAAACCAGTCAGGCTTATTAGACTTTGACTTCATTCTGCTATTAGACTTTTTGTAGTCTTCATACAGATCGTTACGGAAGTTATTAGGGCCACCCATGGCCATAACATAGTCTTTTGTAAACAGTTCCTCAAGAATGCTATTAAACTTTTCTTTGAAAGACTCTTGAGCTTCTTCTAGGGTTTCCTTTCCCCATACACACATGTATAGAAGAACATCGCCATCAATTATTGCTATAGTCATTAAGTTCTCCTTAATTGTTCTTTAACGTCAGGTATCATTTATTGTTAGAATTCTTACCATTAAGGCTTCGACTTTCTAACTTCTCGTAGTTAATTTTCATGATCTCAGAAAGACTGCTGCCCTCAGAATTTGCCATTACGGTCACATACCAAAGTACATCACTAAGCTCATCTAGCACTTGTTTTCGGGTACCTAGACTAATGGCATCACGAACCTCTGCAGCTTCCTCTCGAAGCCCTGTTACTAAGTCATCATGATGTCGATGACCGGGATTAAAGAACTGCAAGGCAATCTTTTCATAGATTTCAGAGTTCATAGCGATTTCCTTTTATTATTTAAAGTGATCTGTAGTCATTACCTTACCGAAGGCTGTCATAAATGGAGAAGACAACGGTGTAGAGGATCTAGCAAATTTTACTTTTTCTGGATACCATATGTAAGCAATTGCCTCTCCTTTTTTAATTTTAACATTTGTATTCCTTTTTCCAAACATGTTAATTTGGAAAGTGTGGTTTTTTGAGAAGTCCTTCATAAAGGAACCTTGAACAACTTGTAGTCCATTATCAGGATTATGAAAGAAAGGTTGCATAAAGGTAGAGGGTATCTTTTTTGTTTTAAATATAAAAGGAAACACTATCTTTGTGTTAAGATAGTCTCCAAATATATTTCCTTTAGTTTTAAAAGATTTGCTCTTTTGTTTTGGCTTGTATTGAACTGGGGGGTGATGTGATATACTCATCAACGAACTATTAGAAATTTCATACTCAATAGTTTCTTCTGAGAACTCAATTTCAAACTCACAAGGAGCCTTTATAACTAGACAGTGGTTTAGGTGGTCTATAATTGCTGGGCAAGACTTTGCAGTCTTTACGGCAAACAATTTCTTGTTAATCATATTAGACTCAAAAAACCTATTTAAGAATGTTGACTTTTTAATCTCAGATGTTTCTTTTGTATATTCCTCTGGTAAGGATGGGTTTAGTACTGTCATAGCTTTAAACCAATCACAACTCTTTAACGCTGGATAACTAAAGTAGGTGTTAAATAGTTTATCGTCCTCTTCAAACTCTGTTTTTCCAGAGTAATAATATTCTATGGTTTTCATTAGGACTTACTTTCTGTGTAGTACGAGCCTTCGGGCCTATTCATAGCAGCATAAATATCTGTAAACTGTTGATGAGAGAGATTAATAAGATCATAAGACCGGGACTCATCGTTAAACTGACGTAAAACAACATCAGTCTCATCAAGAATTACTTCAACGTCTGTATATAGGCCTGACCGGTCTAAAGTAGTTATTACCGTGTAGGTATCTTCATGCTCAATTGTAAACATTAATCTTCCTTTTTACAGTTGCATTTTTTAATAGCTTCAGCGTAACCTATCTTATAGCCATCATCATTACCATCTTCCAAGCCTTGTTGATAACCCTCGTCATGACCTTGATCCTTTCCTTCTTCAAAGCCTTCTTCAAAGCCTGAATCAAAACCATGATCACGACCTTCATCATACCCCTCTGTAAAGATTTCATCAGATTGGCCATTATACTCTTGGATAATGTTTTCTTCTAAAATAGTCAGCATATCACGAAGTTTTTCTTCAATATCACAGTTTTGATATTTAACTGCATCAAAGAAACGGTCAAACTCAATACGGATATTTTCTTCTACAGTTATATACATTATTCTTCCTCCAAACAAAATCCACACCAAGTGCCTTTAGTTGCGTTACCACAACTCACACACTTGCGCCAATTATTCTTTAATTCACGTTCTTTAGAGGCCTGTCTCTCCGCCCCTGTCATCGGCCTGATAACAGGGGTTATTGGTTTAATGGACGTCATAATAG